TCTTCTTTTAAAAACTCTTTATCTTGTTTTTTAAAGTCATTTTTACCTTTGTTAACATTTATTTTATTTTTATATCTCTCGACAGCTTTAATAAAATATTTGTCAAACTTCCCTGATTCAGTTCTAGGAGTTTTCCTTCTCAATATCTCATCACTAGTAGAAGCATTTCTAAACCAAATATTATAATCATCAACTGACTTCATCAATTCATGAAATTTAATAATTTGTTTTTCCATGCCTTTAGTTTTTTTGTTGAAATCAATTTCACCCATTTTACTTTTAATATTTTGGTCAAAAGTTTTTTTAGTGAACTTGTTTTCTATCAAAACACTTTCCATAACATTGAAAGATTTTTTATGGTTAGTGGTTTCACCTAGTTTATTGAAAGCGTAATACTTTGTATAAACTTTAGGATTTTTGTTTTTTCTTGACGATTGTCTCATTTTATTTGCTCCTGTTGTGAGAGGAGATTTATTTCTCCTCTCGGTTAAGTTTGTTACATTATGCAACATTTTTTCTCCTTGCTTCTTGCAAGTCGTTATACGCTTCCTTTTCGTTTCTGCTTACTCTTTCTTTTTCGTTGGCTAATTTAGTTTGATAACCTTCGACAAAATAACAGATACTATATTTTTCATATAGCTCTATGCTAGTAAGCCTAGTGTTCCAAAAAAGATAACGATTAAATGCTTCATCTTCTGAAGATAAACCACCTCTCTTTTCAGAAAGACTTATATGACTATCATTGCTTCTGCATGAATAAAGAAGGTCATTGATAATCTTCAAGTGTTTTTTGTTTAATGTTTTCATATTTTTTCTCCTATTTATTTATGAGATTATTTCCTAATCTCTATAAATAGTATAATGCCAAAATAGATAATATACAAGTGTCAATATGAAAAATGTTAACATTTTTTTATGTTTCATGTGAAACAAGTGTATAAGAATATCAATATATACTAATGAAAATAAATATATATATATATATAGTAAGAAAAAAAATTATAAAATATTCAAAATTTACTTGACACGCTTTCAGACGAGCTTAAATAGTCTTTTTTGCTGTTTTTATGTTTTGATGAATAGCATATCAAAAAACTTTTTTTTATTCCATTTTGATAGCAATTTGAAAGCCATCAAAAATCAATAACTTACAAAGATTTTTATTTTTATTTTTTTTTAAATGTCAATAGTAAATTTTAAATATTTTTTTTAATCAAATTTATTTTTCTTAGTCATTTTTAAAAATGTTAACAATAAAAATTTTGACAAAAAAAAAGAGCAGACCTTTTTTAATTTAGTCTGCTCTAATTTTAAAATTCCTTTTTTTAAAAGTCCTTGTCTCTACATTCTCCCTTCACTTTTGTATTTATCATATCTTCCACAATTTCCCTACATTCTTCTTCTGTAATTTTATAATCAATTTCTTCCAAAGGATAATCTCCTTCAGATACAATATCATAATCAGAAGGTGAAAAAGTATTCCTAATAGCTTCATCCATATCTATATTTGAAACTTTTTCATCTATTGTGTCATCTATAGTGTTAATGACATCTTCTGCAATTACTAATCTTTCATTTAGTCTTTTTATTTTTTCAGACATTCCGAAAGTTACAATTTTTAATATAAAGTCTAACATTAAATTTACCTGCTATTTAGAGGATAGCTCCTAGTTAATTAACTTCAAAATTGTATTATAACATATTTTACATTCTTTTAATATGTATTTTAAAAGTCATTTTTAAAATGTTAACATTTACCATTTTGACTATGATAAAAAAAAGGAGCTAATCTCTTAGCTCCCTTTCTCGTGGTGATGATAAACTAATTAATCAATTTAAATCATCTAGCAAATATTCTCCTACTTTAATTTTTGCTTCTGTTTCTTTTTTTGTTTCATTTAAAAACTTATTTCTATGCTTCCCTGTTGTAGTTGAATAGTTCCAAGTCTTATTATCTAGATAAGTGTCAGGAGTTCCAAATTTAAATCTAATAGCTATCAATGAATTGTAACTATATAATCTGAAACATTCTGAATCTTCTATGACAAAATAATTTGCTCCACTATCTATAACCTTCATATTTTTCACAAACCAATTAATATCTTTTTTCTCTTTTATTCTTTCTTTCATTATTTGTACCTCGTTTTATGTTAACATTTACTTTTTTGACTTTATTAAAGGGAGAGTCCATTCTCCCTGTCTGTAATTATATAGAACTTATATAATTCTCAACGACTTCATCAAAAATTATTCCCTTGATTTTTTCCTTCTCCTTTTTAACATCATCATCATCACTTCTATGATAATCTATGATGTCTCCATGACAATCATTAAGACCACTAACTACACTCATCATATAGTAAGTGTCAAAATTTACAGTCTCACCTTCACAACAAACGCCCACAGGAGCATTGAAGCATTGCATTTTACCTACATACCTATCATAGATTTCATCTTCCAACTCTTTATATGCAGCTGTCCAATCATCTATACGAGCATAAGTATATAAGTCGCTAACAGAATCAACTGTAAAATCATCAGCTTCTATATCTCCATTAATATAGAATTTGCAATAAGCTTTTAAAAAATCAGATTTTAACCATTTTTTCAAATGGTCTAATCTTCTTACTTTTTTACTTCTTTCCCAAATTTTCATAATTTCACCTCGATTAAATTTTATTAAAATTGTATTATAACATATTTTAAAATCTTTTAATAGTTTTTTAAAAAGTCATTTTATTTTTGTTAACATTTTCTGTTTTGACTTTATCACTCTATTTTGGAATTGCCCAAGTGCAGTTCTTCTGTTTCCAATATTTTTAATGCTTCTTTTATCGTTACCCTTTTCCCTGTTCTATAATCTATAGCAGTTTTTCTTATTGCTCTTGTTTCGTCTTTAGCTCCTTGAAAATTTACTCTAGTTTTATATTTGGTGTCTTGTCTCAGTTCTTTTCTTTTTTTGTCATCTCTTGCCATTCTTTTTTTATCTAATGGTTTGTGTTTTCTTAGTGCATTTTTTTGTCTTTGTTTTTTTCTATATTCTTCATCTGTCCAATATCTTATGGTTTCAGCACAAACAGGATAGAGTAAAGAAATTTTGGAATATGAATATCCATTTTCTCTTAATTCTCTAATTGAGTTTACATCTTCTTGGCTTAGTTTATATCTGTTATCTTTAATCATAATAATTGTATTATAACATATTTTAAAATCTTTTGGTATGGTTTTTATAATTTATTTTTTTTTGTTAACATTTTTATTTTTGACTTTAGTGGGATGATTACTTATGGAAGCCCCCCCTATTTGAAGTGATAATAATTTGTTAACATTTTTATTTTTGACTTGTGATAATAATTTGTTAACATTTTTATTTTTGACTTTATGAATGGGAGCGTCCCTTCTCCCTTTGGGAAATGAAATTTTATAAAACCAATAGCAAACAAAATAATGGAATCAAAATTATGGCTAATAGTATATGTCTTTCATTTTCATTAATATTATTCCAATAAATATTCCAAGCGTATATTAAAACGCCTAGAGCAAACAAAAAAGTGAAAAAATAAATTTCTAGCATTTTATTTACCACCTACCAATTCTAAATTTTCAGGTTTTATGTCGCTAACTTGAACTACATAATATTTGGTGTCGCTTTCTTTGGCTTCTGATAATCTTTGAAGTGCATTTTTTAAATCAATAGCAACATCAAAATTTGGTATAGCTCTATTATCTGCTTCTATATAATAATATCCAAGTTCTGTTTTTTTAACAACTAGGTACATTATCTTTGGCTTATCTTCCACCCTATTCATTTTATCTCCTGTTTGTTAACATTATCTTTTTTGACTTTATCTACTATCCTTTCATAAGGTACTGCAATTTTTGTATGAATAAAACCACCTTGCATTGTTGAAATTGTATATTCATATGGACAAGTTTTTATCCAATCAAGAAAACCCTCTAAGTTTTTTACATGATTATTTTCCACTTTATATATCTCCTTGTTGATTTATTAATTTAAATTTCATTTACTTCTTCTATTGTAGCTCCATCACATTCATCTTCTTCTACATGAGGATTGAAACTATCTAAGTCGGCTTGTATTTTTTCCTGTGCTTCTTCTTCTGAATCTGCTCTTACTGTGCGAGTTTCATAAATTACATTTGATATCTTTACTTCATATTCAAACTCGCCTTCCTGTAAGCTCCTCTCATGACTAAGATGTTTTACTCTTTCTTTAGCTTCCATTAATTGACTTTGTGCTTCTATAAAGTCTTTATCTGCTTGTTGTTTGCTGACCGCAGTAGCTAATTGGTCTTTATCTGTATATCTCATTTTTTGTGTCTCCTGTTTTATTTTAAAATTGTATTATAACATATTTTAAAATCTTTTGGTATAGTTTTTAAAAGTCATTTTATTTTTGTTAACACTTTCTTTTTTGACTATGTGTGTATCCTATTCCTATATTTCTACTTGTTAATGTTTTGTTTTGTTTTTGGTGTCTGTAGAAGATTCAATGCCCTTAATATCTTCAACTAAATCAAGCAGAACAGTTAAAGCAAAAGTATATAAAACCTCAATGGCTTCAGATTTATTTTCTCGTGAACTGCTAACACTCCAATAAATGCTAGTTAAAACTTCTTTTAATAAGCCAACCATTGTACTTACTCCATGTGGATTAAATTTTTCCCAATCAACATCTGCAAGAAATTCTCTAACATCTTCTCTAACTATTTCTTCAATTTCTCTTGGTGTATATTTCTTCATATATTTTTTGCTCCTCATTGTTAATTTTCTTTTTGGTGTATAATTTCTTTATAACAATCACCGCAAACATTTCTTTTTTCTGTTTCTATTTTGGTGTACCATTCATTGCAATATTTACCACTATAAATATTATATCTTTGACACCTAGCAACAACCCTTCTTTCCCGCACATTCTTTTTCATTTTTCTTTTTACCACCTCATTTACTCTTGTTCGCTTTGTTTAATTCTGATAACAATAATCTTCTATCTCTTTTTGAACACATATTGCTCTTGATGTAATCTAAAGAACAGTTAAAAGCAAGTTTTGGTGTTATTGCTCCTCTCTTGGTGTTCGTTGCATAAGTAGATAAAACAACATTGTCTTTGGTATAAGTTTTATTAGAGTTTTTTCTATCTAATGTCATGCTATCCCAACAAACAACCCTATTGTCTTTTTGTTTAGTTCCAAACTCACATCTTGGAATAACCATTTTAAGTTTTTTATCATAATAATCCCTTCCTTGTTGTTTGTGCATTAAATTAATAATGTCTACCCAATCCACAAGAACTTTACCTAGTTTTTTTATTCTTGGTTTTCTCACAACCTTGCTTCCTTTTCCATACATTGCTTTATAATAACTTTCATTATGATATTTTCTATTTCTAGGATATCTTTTATTGTTTTCATCACAAAATATATATGAATATTCTTTCTCCATATTAACTCTCTTTTTAGCACTCTTTATTGTTCCCTTTGCTATCTGAATAATATTTCCTGATGTTATTTTAGTTATAGGAATCCATTTCCCATTCTCTTTAAATTGTGTATTTACAGGAACAAACCATTTTGTTTTATGTGCAATTTCTATTGCTAGTTGTACAGCTTTTGTTTGTCTTTTTGTTTTACCATTTCTGCTTAGACTCCTTCTTCTGTCAAAATAAATCATTTTGGTCAGCTTGTCTTTTTTTTCTAAAAATACTAATTTTTTCTTTCTGCCTTTTGACTTCCTTTTGTTTGGGCAAGAATCAAATGCTTCCTTGAAAAAATAATATTCTTCATCAAAGTTCCAATGTTTGTTTTGAAACTCAATATCTTTTTTGCTTAATTCTCCAACTGCTCTTTTATATAAGGTTTTATCTTTATAATCAAATAGAGATATATTTTCTTTAAGGGGGCATGAATGACCATATTTTCTATAAAATTTTCCTAGTTCTATTGTTTTAGACTTAATATAATTTTCTGCTCCTTTATAACCTTCTCTACCTTTTCTTTTTTTATTTTTCTCTCTCAATTCTGTCTCCTTATTTTGTTAACATTTACTTTTTTGACTTTACTTTAGGACATAGCGTATCTGCGTTCCTCATAATGAGTTCCTCATTCCACTCAATAGGATTACAATATAAATTTTCAACCTCTTTAACATATTCATTATTATTTAATGAATAATCGCTTATCCAAGAAATATCGGTTTTGTTATATTCATTATTAAAGACAATATATCCTAGTTGGTCATTAAACCAATTAGACCCTTTTTTATATATAACGATATAACCCATGTAATTAAATTTGAAAATATCTCTTTTATTAATAAATTCACCATCTATTGTGATTTTATGTTTTAAGCCATATTTTTTTAAGATTTCTTTAATTTTTGTATAAGTGTTTTTCATAAGCGTATTATAACATTTTTAAAACATAAATACAAGAAAATAAATATTTATTTTCAATCAATAAATAAGTGTTGTTGTTGCTGTATATTTGTTGGTAGGAATAGCGTTTTGCCATGCTTGTGTGTAAGTTATTGATTTATATAGATATTTTCCCCTTTATTTTGCCCTTAAAAAATTTTCCATGATATATTGTTCATCAAACTTGATTTTAGAGCCAAATTCGAGCTTACAGGAAGCGTTTTTTTTATTCATTAAGGATAGACTGTAATTCACTAGCTCACCGACTAGAAGTTTTGCATTTCCATTTGCAATAGCAATAATGTCTCACTAGTAAGATATTGTTGCCAACTAAAATTAGTGTGTCATTACAACCTATCCCATTACCCATTATGTTTGCTCGTAATTTTTTATTTTTTCTTCTAGTTCTTTCAACCTATCGTTTTTCTTTTTGTTGTAGTCTTTTTGATAAGCTAGTCTTACTTCTCTATTCTTTGTGTATCTTTCTTTTTGTTTTTTCAATCTTAGCTTTCTTTCTCTATCGCTTTCTTCGTTTCTTCTTTCTTTAAAACTATCTAGCAAAATCTTTTTTTCTTCTTCATTCAAAGAAGCATATCTGTTTCTTTGTTTTTCTTTTATTTTTTCTGCATTTTTTTTATAATAATCACTCCAATAACTCATTGCTCACTTCTCCTTTGTTAACATTTAATTTTTTGACTTTATACCTAGAAAGGCATATTGTCCTCTATGTTCTCCTTTTTCTTAAAACCATTGTCTTTTTTATCTTCTTTTTTATGTGTTATAAACTTCCTTCCTTCTTTTTCATTCAACCAAATAGAAATAGATTTTGGAGTAGCTCCTTCTCTTTCTATGTAATTGTTATTTTGAAAAATTGGATATCTTTTTCCTTCTGCTTCATATAACCTTTCGGCTTTGTCATACAACGCTTGTACTTCTTCTGCATATTTATCATTAATAAATAGGTTTTCAAAAATTGGCTTATCCATTTATGTCTCCTTTGTTGGTGTCGGTTTCATTGAGTTAAAATATTTTCTCGTTTCTTCAAACTCTCTTTTTAAGTGTTCTAACAAATAACACATTCTCCTGTATCTTCTGCTAGACCAATTTATATTTTTTTTGTTTCTTTTTATCATTTTTTACTCTATTATTTCGTATTTATAGGGTCGCCATTTCGTCTTATCTTCATCTTCCTTTGTTCGTTCACTTACAACATATCTCTCATAAAAGTCATCTATTGTAAATTCGTTTTCAGGGTGCTTCTCCATACTATCTTTCCATTCCTTAAGTTTTTCATCATCTATGTCAATGTCATAGTCTTTATAAGCTCTTATTTTATATGTTGTCATCTTCATTTACTCCTTTTTTTTATTAATCTATCATCAATCTTTTTATAATGCAAATTGTTTTTAAAGACATTAAAAAAAAGTTAACATTCTAATTTTTGACTTTGCTTTCATAAACAAGTTTAATAGCACTTTCTTTATCCCATTCTAATTTTTTAACTTCCTTTTCTAATTCTGTTATTGGAATTTTACCCAATAAAGCAAGAGAATATTCTTCCAACAACTCAATCATGTAAAAAATAAATTCTTGGTTAATTGGTATTTCATATATTTTGGTGTGGTTTTCTCCAAAATTTATCAAGTGGGTTTTTTTAACTCGGTGCGGCAATTCTTCTCCTTCAAAAAACATATTAGCTATCATTTGTTGACCGAATATTTGGGGCAACCACCTAAAATCAAAACTTTCTTTGCATGACTTGTTTGTTAATGTGCTTTTCACTTCCAAAATGGTGTCCATTTGGCTATTGAAACCATCGGGGGTGCTGCTTATGCTGATTGTTTCTTTTTCGTCTAAATTTAACCAATTTGGTATCAATAAAGACTCTTGTTGGCTGAGGACATATTTTGGCATATCTTTCTGCCACAATACCCATTCTGCGATTCCATGTTTTTCGTGCTTCAATCCATAGTTCACATATTTTTGTTGCCAAGAAGATATTTCGGTTGTCTCTCCTTTGGTGTCCATAAGACACATTTTTGCTCTTGGTACATAAGCACCAAAGCAATAGTTTCCAAACAAGCTACTGCGAAGGTTAAGATTTTTCACTTGCTTTTATTTCCTTTTTGTTTAGGTTTTTTACTTCTGCTACTGCTTTGGCTAGTTGTTCTTCTGTTGTGGTTTCAAACTCTCCAACTTCGTCTGCAAATTCCCATTTCCCTTCTTTTTTTACAACATCACTTTCTGAATAAAGCAGTCCACTCATTCCAACTAATTTTAATATTACCCTGTCTTTTGCTCTCTTTTCTGCCATAGCAACAAAATAAGCTGAAACTGTGTTTTTTGGACTTGCTTCTCCAAAACTGCACTCGTGCCTGTCATGTAAGCTCCCACTACATTTGATTACTGCTAGTCTTTTTTCAGAATTGATTTCTATTATTTCAAAATCTAAATTTTTTATTCCTTCTTTGAGTGCTACTTTTTCACAAGCACTATGAAGAACTACAGGGTTGTTGTGGCAACTCCAATAGTCTTTGTCTGTTAACCCATATTTTTTATTAAACGCTTCTTGTTCAGGCGTATAATTAAATTTTGACATCTTTTTCTCCTTGTTTTAAGAGAAGGGGGAAGATTGCTGTTTTTATGTAGAATACTACTCTTTCCCTTCTCCATGACTAAATCTAAATTGCAATTACTATGTCAGTCATAGTGTAATTACAGATTAACAATAATATAAATATTTACAGATTGCAAGTAAATTAGTAAAAAAATTATATTGACTTTATATTAATTATAGATAACTATGTATATGTATAATAATATATATATACACATATAGTTATAATTAACTATTAGTTATAAATAACTATAATAAGTAACAAGGAGTAAGAATGAAGGAAGAAGAATTTAAAAAATTCATGGGGGTTGTTGATGAAGCATACCCAAAACAAAGAAATCTAAACATCATTCAAAAGGGGTTTTTTTGGTTGGCTTTAAGAGACTATTCTCTTGAAGAATGTATCAAAGCATTTTCAATACACACACAACAAAGCGAATGGAAACCACAAGTTTGCGATATCATAAACAAGCTAAGTGATGATACTGAAATAAAAAAACTACTGCTTGATTTTTTTAATCGTAAAGAAATTAAAGATGAAACAGGGATTGAAGTATTTAGAATTATGGGGGGAGAAAGACTTAGAAGAACTTGTGAAAACGATTATGAAAAAATAGAAGAAAAGTTTGTTGAGCTTTACAAAAGCAAAAAAACAAAAGAAAAGTTTGAAGAACTGCCGAACAAGGTTAAACAAAAACTAATAGGAATAGAGGAGAAAGATGATGACAATAGTTAGAACAATAATTTATAAAGGTGGTTTAGAAAATAATTACGAGCCATACCACCAAGACACAACAACATTGAGTATGGAAGATTGGATTATCCAGCATAACGAAGATAGAGGAGCAGATATCAATGATAAGGATTGTCTTTTGCCTGAAACCTCAGCTTTATGGGAAGATGAAAGTCAGTTTATAGTGCATGAAACCGAAATATAGGAGAAGAAAAGAAAATGAGAGTTATAGTTTATAAAATTGTAAGAGTAGATGACAATGATGAAGATTGGCATGACACAGCTATTCAATCAGCTACAGAAGATGTATCAGACTTTGACGCAGAAGAAATAGAAACTTTTGTTGAACAAAATTAAGAGGAGAAAGAGATGTATCCAATAGAGGAGAAAAACAAATGAGTAGAGAAGAATTTTTTAGTTGGTTAAACACTTGTCCAAGTCATAAATGGAACACCACCATTGATGAACATGGATATATAACTGTAGATTTTACAATAGATGAGGAAGAAGATGATTAAACTTGGTGATGAAATGCTTGAAAAGGCAGTACATAAAATATCAGAACTTGGTCAGGAACTCTCCATTCACGAATCGAATTATGAGAAATACACTCTTGAAATGAAGCACGAAAGAGATTTAGCTTTAATATCTTTACAAGACAAGCAAATGACACAAAAAGAAAAAGAAGCATGGGCAAACACACAACCCCAAGTTTGCCAATACATAAAAAAGATTTGTGAAGCAAAGAAACAATACATTGCTTTGCGACACAAAATTAAGTCTGCCGAACTATTTTGTGATTTATTTAGAACTCAATCTGCAAATATTCGTAGAGAGAAGAAATTTTATCAAGAGTTAAGTTAAACACAGGAGAAAATAATGGAAAAAACAAGCCAACAATTAAGAATCCTTAGAGAATTTTTAAAAGGTAGAAAACTAACTTTTAATAGTGCTAGGGATATTTCAGGTAGCAATTACCCAATAAAGAGAATATCTGAGTTGAAAGAAAATGGCTACCCAATTCAAGATACATGGGTAGAAAAGACAAATAAACCTAGATACAAAAAATATTGGATTGGAAAAGAAGATATTAAATCAATAATGTCTGGGTATAGTGTATTCCCTCTTTTCCTTGATGATGAGGAGTAGATTATGGGAAATATACTAGACGAATATTTTAAAGATGAAAAAGACTTAGAAAATTATGTTGAAAATTCCCTGAAAGAGCAAGACCAAGCAATAATGAGGTTGTCTAGGCAAAGGAAAATGGTGTCTAACGCTTTAGATAGTTTGTCTGCCCTTAAGGTAAATTATTCATCTTCTATCGGCAAAAAAGAGCATAGAGAAATAAATAGAGTTGTAGATAGGCTGAGAGAATGGCTACTAGATATAGACAAATTATTAGAAGTAATATAATATAAAAAAATACTTTATTTAGACTGTTCGGCATAAGTTTGTATACTTTCCTTGTGTCGAACTTTTTTTTATATATATAAAAATTGTTAACATTCAAAATTTTGACCTTATGAGCAAGAAACCCAATAAAGAAACCATTGAAGAATATAAGAAAGCAATCGAATATGGATGTGTGGTCTGTAGAAAAATGTATGGGGTAAAATCTTACGACACACAAATACATCATCTAAGGGGTGTTGGTACTGCCAATACAGGAGTCTCTTTAAAATCTAAATTATTCATTCCTTTGTGTGCAAAACATCATGTTTCCTCTAATGACGCTTTTCATGTAATGGGACAATTTTCGTGGGAAAATAAATTTGGTACACAATTAGAATTATTAGAGTATTATAATAATAATAAATAGT